AACAGCGTGGCAGTCACTAGACTATTTACCAATTCCAGATACAAATAGACTTTTAACAGGCAATCTTACAGTAGGCGGTGATTTAACAGTTAGCGGAACCACGACAACTGTGAATACTACTAATCTTGACGTAAAAGATAAAAACATTTCTCTCGGAAAAGTATCAACACCTAGTGATACAACAGCAGATGGAGGGGGACTTACTTTAAAAGGTGGTACAGATAAAACATTTAATTGGGTTAATTCTACTGATTCCTGGACATCATCAGAGCATTTAGATTTAGCATCAGGAAAGGTTGTTAAGGTTGCAGGTACACAAATTTTATCGGCTACACAATATACAGGTAATTCTGCTACTACTACTGCATTAGCAACAGGTAGAACAATTGCAGGGGTTAGCTTTGATGGTACAGCAAACATATCTTTAAATAATAATGCAATTACTAATGGTGCTGGTTATATTACTGGTTCTGCTTTAAATGCTTCTAATTTAAGCTCAGGAACTATACCTGATGCAAGATTCCCTGCAACTTTACCTGCTGTTAGTGGTGCAAATTTAACAAGTTTACCTGCGGATGCAACAAAATTACCTTTAGCAGGTGGTACATTAACAGGCGATTTATTGTTAGATAATCAAAAAGATTTACGTTTTGTAGAAGCAGATGCTAATGGTTCTAATTATGTAGCATTTCAAGCACCAGCAGCAATAACCAGTGATATAACATGGACTTTACCAGCTACAGATGCAGCTGTAAGTGGTTATGCACTTGTTTCTAATGGATCAGGAACATTATCATGGGCGGCTGCTGGAGGTGCTGGAGCTACTGGAGGAGGTAGTGATGAAGTTTTTTTTGAGTCAGACCAGACTGTAACAACATCATATACATTAAGTTCAAACAAACACGCACACACCGTGTCCCCTACAATTAATTCAGGTGTTACTATTACTGTGCCATCTGGTGCAATCCTTGTTATTCTTTAATTATGGCTTTAAACATTAACGGCACTACTGGTATTTCTGGGGTTGATGGGTCAAACGCTAGTCCAGCAATTCAAGGGACGGATTCAAATACTGGTTTATCGTTTGCATCTGATACTGTCAATATAAATACAGGTGGAACGACTAGAGCAACTGTTAATAGTGCTGGAAAATTTTATGTAGGAACTACTAACGGAGCTTTTGCTGTTGATTCCGCACAACACGCTGCTATAGTCAATGGTGCTGCTAATGAATATACTCTTTCTTTACGAAACAATCTTGATAGTTCGGATGGTAGAGGTTTATTAGTTGCTGCTGGTAATGGAAGCGGTGGTCGTTTAATATTTTTTGAAAGATTTGATGGATCGACATTAGGTAGTATTACAGTAGCTAGTGCAAGTTCTGTTTCATATAATACTTCTTCTGATTATAGGCTCAAAGAAAATGTAACTACCATAACTGATGGCATAACGAGATTAAAAACATTAAAACCTTCTAAATTTAACTTTATAGGTGATTCTAAAATTGTCGATGGCTTTTTAGCACATGAGGTAACAGCAGTACCAGAGGCTATTACAGGAACTAAAGATGAGATTGATTCTGACAATAATCCTGTTTATCAAGGAATAGATCAAAGTAAACTTGTACCTTTACTTACTGCTGCATTACAGGAAGCAATTACAAAAATAGAAACTTTAGAAACAAAAGTCGCAGCATTGGAGGCTGGATAAATGAGTGCAAAGATTAAACTAAACGCAGCATCAGGTGGTGGGTCTTTCAGCTTACAAGCACCCTCTTCTTCTGCTAATAACAGAGTTTTTACAATTCCAGACGTAGCAGATGGAACGATTGCGACAACTGCAACTGCTGGTAAAATTCTTCAAGTTGTTCAAACAGTTAAAACTGATACTGCCACCAACTCAACAGCATCAAACACACTTTGGGATTACACAGCTTTTAACGCAGCAATTACAACCACAGGAAGCAATAAAGTTTTAGTTTTAGTAAAATTAAATGCTGCAATTAACGCTAATTCAAATTTATTTATAATCCTTAGAAAAGGTGGCTCAGATGTATCTGGTGCTGTTGGTAGTAGTGTTAGTAGTAGAACTGCTGCAACATCTGGTGTTCGTTCTACAGGTGGTTCAGAAGCTGAAGAAGCATCAATAATTTTTCAAGATAGTCCGAGTGCAGGTACACATACTTATAATTTAGGATTTAAACATTCTGATGGATCTTCAAAAACAGTATATATAAATAGATCGCAAACTGATGGTGATAGTTATGATTACCCAAGAATGATTAGTTCAATTACTTTAATGGAGGTAGCAGCATGAGTTTAGACCACGAAGCAATTCGCAAAGCATATCCAACAGTTACCTTTATTGATGATAATGGTTCAATAATTCAAGATGCAAATGGTAAAAATGTTACTGTAGACCAATCTAAAATAAACACAGCCCGAACTACGCTAGACTCTGAAGCACTTGCTGTTAAGTACAAAACTGATAGACAACCTTTATATCCAAGTTTGGGAGACTTTGCAGATGCCATGTATTGGAATAGTAAAGGAGATTCGACTAAACTAGAAGCGTATTATGCAGCCTGTGAAAAGGTAAAAACTGACAACCCCAAGCCTAGT